GCTGGAGGATTACAATACTCCGCTTCGGGGTTCGCTTCACAATACGCTTTAGCATATTCCGCAGCGTGCTTGCTTCCGAATGTGTGTATTCCTACGGGCTTCACCCAAGTTGGTACGAAGTCAGCGTGTGGCTCACTACGCCATAGGATATCCACGCAGTAGTCCGTAGAAAGTACGGCTTCGGTTACTACCTCGCCATCCTCATCAAGTACCGCAGGGGTTTCAATAAGGTGTCCAAGTTCTACGACCATAACAACGCTTTGGTTGTACGATTCGTTTCCCTCTTCATCGGTTTGTACGATTAGGGCTTTTTGTGTTTCCCACGCTTCAGCGTTGGGGTAGGTGTATTTGCGAAATTTCATAGCTTAAAGAGTTGTTAGTGCGATTGCTTCTGCATCGGTTAGGGTAGTAGGATAAAGTCCGTGCATCAAAAGACCTTGAGAGTTTTCAAAATCCAATATTGAATCAATAGCAGTCGGTACTTTTATTGTGTTCTCACCTATTAACGCACCATTAGCGAAAAACTTGATTGAATTTGGAGCGATAGTCAAAACGAAATTATAAGTATCTCCAACTGCCGTTATATTATTGTCAGTTAAAGATGTAGTGCTTTCGCTACTTAATCCTTTATGAAACATTCTTGTTTTTCGGCTATCCAATACAAAAAATTGAATTTGACCGCCAGTAACAGAATCAGAATAGAAATATAACCTTTCACTTACTCCATCACTCTTTACAATAAACTTAAAGTGTAAACTGAAATTATTTTCCAAAGTAGGTAGCGTTGACAAATCAATAGCATCACCAGCCCGACTCGCACTCGTTCCCATACAAGGTATGTAGCTTGACACATAGGAGGCACTGCCTCCAGCGCCATCATCCTCAAGTTGCGCTCCGTACGCATAAAAGGTAATGTTGGAATTTAGAGTACCAAGAATTGCTTGTCTTAAACCTAACGAGGTATTAAATGATGTTATGGAGGCGGTTTCTGTAACCTCAAATCTTTTCCATTCGGTAGTCAAGGTGTGTTTAGTATATGCACCCGTTACACTTCTTGAGAGTAATTCCTCACCGCCTACGGCACCCTTCATCCATATACTAAAAGTGTATTTATTACCAATAGTTAAACTCCCATATCCATTAGACCCTATCATTGATTGGTCGGAAAGACTAGTACCCGCACCAGCATCTAAAGTAATTTTATACGCATTATTTACCCCTTCGGGTGAAAGTGTGTCGCTTGTATTAGCAACAAGAACGGGCGCTGAACCAGTCCCGTTAATGCTTGGTGTCCACCCATCAAAGTATTCACTATGTGTGAATAAGTTTCGTCTCTTCGGCTCAAGCAACAAAGACGGACACGAAGCCCCCCCACTATAATCCAATCTCGGTAGGTTGTCTGTAATTCCTTCGTAGACTGCCGCAGTTGTCGTTTCTATGTAAGGTTGAGCGACTAAACCCTCATTGAGCATTGCATCTTGGATGTAGATACTATTACCGATTGTAACTGCTACTGAATCATCGGCATCCGCAATATAAATACGATAATTAGTAATGTTTTCATTTAATGTAATAGAACAACGATACCAACCGCTTCCAACGCTTTCGATATTTGTATCAATAGTACTATAGGATGTTCCAACCGAGCCAGTAGAAAGATTAAACCACGCTCTCGGATTTGTACCTCCGCCTATTGTAACTAATTCTACAAAATTAGAGGTATTGGCTTTAGCGTAAACACTAAAAGTATGAACAGAACTAAAAGATTTTGCTTGGTCTATTTGTGCGCTTGTGCTACCAGTTGCAGTAAGTAGCCACGCATCGCTTGAACCATCGTAACCCGTTTGGCCACTTGTCTCTGTTGTATTGCTATTCGTCCAAGTAGTATCAAAAGTGTTACTCTGCAAAAGTTCATTACTTCTCTCCTTCTCAATCAGTCCGCTACTATTCACCCTCGTTGCCGTGTCCGTACCTCGTGAAAAGGTGAAGTCTCCGCTTCCGTCCGTTGGTTTGATACTATATACTTTGCCGTCTTTTACTCCGCTTGGAATAAGCGCGAGGCTTGCGCTATCAAATAAAGTTGCCATATTAGTTTAAAGAATTTATTGAATCAATGGTACAATTGCGGGCCTCGGTTACGCCGCCGCCGGTGATCACGCGAGTATTAAATGCGTCGAAAGTGTACCGGCCAAAATCAAAAGGCGGCAAGGATGCCACCGCCTTACTTACGCATTGGATTGATTCAATGGCGCCGCCGTCCGTCAATACGCGATCTTTAAAATCGCGCACCGCTGGTTGAATGCCTCCACCAAAAAAGCCTCTGCGTAGCAGGTAGAAGTAGTTAGCTTTTTTCATTATTATATATTTAATTATTGTATAAACTTAGTACTTATAACTAGCCCGGGAAAGGGGTATTATACCACACCTGCAAATCATTATCCCAGCGCAGTATATCGCCATCTACAAGGCCGGTTATTCGTACGTCGTGAGAATCTTGGAGCTTGTGCCCTTGGTTTGCTCTTACCATTATCACCCCGTTACTAGCGTCGGCGTTAATTACAAAAGCTGTAGCTATCTTGAGGTTAGGCGCTGTAGGCTCCGTAGGAATAAACGCGCCGTCCGTTGTAGGATCTAACCAAAGCACATCGCCCGGCGTATAGCTTGATGTGTCGAGCTTGTTAATCTTTCCAAATTCTACTACTTTGCCATCCCCACCGTCGGCTATCGCCTCGGCGGTTACGCCTAAGAAAAAGCGAGCGGGTACGTCTCCGCTAGCGTCCATCTTAGATATTAGAATACGTCCGCTGCTGCCCAGGGTACCTACGGCCATTACAGCCACACCCTTATCAATAGTGCCGCCGGTTTGGTTCTTTACATTATAAACGACGTCTTGCCCTATGAAGTGGGTAGTACCGTTCATTACTAAGCTTACGGTATCCTCGTCGCCGTTCCACTCTAAAAGCCCTTGGTCGCCGGTGCCCCCTTGAAGCTGCACCGCGTCGCTGTCCACTTGCCCAGCGTCCAGCGTCCCGGTTACGCTTGCCGAGCTAGCGCTCATATCGGTAGTAGTGATACCAATAGCGTTTATAAATTCGTCGGTTCCCTGCTGGCTGCTTACGCGAGCTGTAAAGTCCGCAGCGCTGCCGCCCTCGTCTACCGGGGTAGCTATAGTAATATTACTACTGTCGCTTTCTATCTTAAACCACTCGCTAGCCCACTCGTCAAAGTTAGCGTTAAAGCTTCCCTGCGTAGGGAGCCAGTAGCCGCCGTCAAAGTAGTAACGTATACCGAAGGGCTGCGCTCCTACGATCGTGCCGCTATAGCGCTCTATAGGCTTGCTGTGTAAGCTTAGTACCTCCTTACTTAATAGGTCTAGTATTTTTTCGTAGCTTCCGCTGTTACCTCTTCGCCATTCGCTAGAAGCAGTCCAGCCGCTACCATCGTACACAAAGAAAGAGCCCGGACCTCCGAAGGCGTCCGCCGTTCTTACCTCTCCTAAGTCTAATACTAGGTTACTGTTTATATTACTGGATCCGTTAGTACTAAAGTAATTCGTAGTAACGCTGTTACTCTCATCGCTTAAGTAGCTAATAAGTACGTTCTCTACGCTCCACCCGGCAAAGTACCCACTAGGTACGCTTACGCTAGCGTTTACTTGGTTATATAGTCCGTTCTGCTCAATGTCTACCGTTGCTTCACCTTCTACCGGTAGCGTTGGGGTAACGATCGTAAAGAGCGTAGCTACCGTTAGCCCGGTGCTGCTGTTCTTTACTAGCGAAGCATCTAGGAAGTAATAGCTCGGGGTAGTGGTCCAAGAAGTAGCGCCGTAGAGCTGGCCGTTTGAAGGGGACCAGCTGCGTTTAAGATAGTAGAAGGTTCCGGGGTTGGCTTGGTCCTCTATCTTTACTTGAGCTCTAAACCTTGGCCGGTAGTACGCTGTATCGCCTCCGCTGGTAGGGTGCGTAAGTCTATAGAGTAGGCTCCCCTCTAGCTTTAGGTAGGCGTTATTTTCATCACTCAATACCCCTAAGCTTATCGCTGGGGTAGTAGTATAGAAGTTTACAAAGTTTCCTAATAGGTTACTTCTTAGCTTCTTGTTGTGGCGTACCTCTACCTTTTTTAAGGCCGGTAAGAAATTAAACTGGTTACCCGCTAGCCTTGCGCCTTCGGTCGTTTGATCTAGGCGCAAGTCGTCGCTAACATCTGCGTAAATAAGAAGCTCGCCCTCTTTGCTGTAGCTGTATACTGTGCGCGTTTGTTCGCTGCGCTCCATATACTGCTCGAAGATAAAGGCACCCTCTCGCTGGTAGAATCTAGCGCCAAAGGTTATACAAAGCTCACGCAGTACATCTAAGTACTTCGGGTAGACCTTATCGCCTTCGTTTGTTCTTGTCGCAAGGTTAGGCGCATAGTAACGTATAAGTGTCGTTACATCGGTAGTAGCGCTATAGTTGTGGTTAGTGTCCCAAATATTAACGCTAGTGGCGTACATCGTGTCGGTATCGGTATACAGCTCTGTAGTACCTATAGCTTTTACCGCTCGCTCTATAAAGCTCTCTATAGTGTCGTAAAATTCCCAGGTGTAATCTAGGTTAGCTAGCTGGCCTATACCGTCTACAGCTGTTAACTGGAATACATACGGCTTGTGCGTATCCTCGATAGTTACGAGGTCCTGCATTATAGTACCGGTCCAAAAAGTAAAGTAGCTATCTTGGATGCCTAACCCTTGTAAAGCATCTACTACGCATTCATCGCCTTCTACCGTGCCGCCGGCGTTTTCTACCCTAAACTTATATAAGCTTAAGATATAGTACGCTTGCGCGGTATCCGTTACGCCTCCTAGCTGCTCTACAGCAAACTTTAAGCAGGCGCCAGCCTCATAGGTACCGCCGTCGGCTTCTACCCTTGTAAAGTAGTCGCTAACGGCCTTTAGCGTCGCTTGGTCTGCCTTCTTACTAATCTTAACAGTAAAGCGGTTCTCTTGGTATTGCTTGAGGTCCTCTATGAAATTGTCAAATACTGCGGTTTGGTTGTAGGCGCTTATAGTAGCGTTAGAGCCGATAATAGGGCTTACTATATCGTCAGTCTCACCGCTATAGTTTAGCGTAAAGCCGTCGCTAGCTACGACAAAGCTAGAGGCGTTAAGTCCCCAGCTGCTGTCGTAGATCTCTATTTTATAGTCCTTGCCGTTATGGCTGCTAAACTCGCTGTATAATCTTAAACCCATCTATTAAAAACCTCTATATCTGCTTCGTGTTCTGTTTGCTTTCTCTGTGCTTAAGAGGATGTCCTGCCCGCTTAGGCGGCCGTACACCTCTACAGCCCCGCCAGTAGCTCCGGCAATCTGTGGAAGCTTACTAAGCGGTATTACCGCCTCGCTCTCTCTACCTTCCCCAATCATAGCTAAAGTAGGACCGGTAACTATACCACCCTCTGCTAGGAAAGGTACAGCGATACCAGCGCTTTTACTTACTGCCTTCATACCTACGCCTAAGCTCTGTAAGCTTAAGCCGGAAAAGCCACCGGTAGCCACTACTAATAAGGCCGCTAGAATAGCTACTAAAGCTATCGTAGCGATAAGCTGCGCCGCCATAGCTTTAAGTGCCGTTATAAAGCTCTCGGCGAAGTTATCGCCGTTTACTATGGCTCCAGCGATAGCGTTACTAAGGTTAGCGCTAAACTCGTACGCTAAGCCTCCGGTAAGGTCTATAGCTTGCTTTAGCCCTCCAGTAGTAACGCTGTTATAGCTTAGTGCTTTCTGCTCTATCTCGGCGAACTTCTCACCCATACGGGTAAGGCTGTCTAAAGCTATTACGCTATAGCTGCTGTACTCTTTAGCGTTGTTCTTTATATATACGCCCGTCTCTGCGTGAGCTTGGGCTAGTACTTTCTGTTTTTCTATGATCTCCTGCGTATGCTCTTTTTCTGCATTGCGCCAGGTCTCTCTTTCTTTTGCTTGCTTAGCTTCAATGCTTCCGAGCGCCTCCTTAAGTGCTAGCTGCTCTTTTTCAAGTCTAGCTATATTACGCTGGTAGCTTACGTTTTTAGGCTGCTCCGCAGCCCATTTACGGCTATTGGCTAGGTTCCGCTCTACGAGCTTAAGCTGCTGCTTTAGTTGTGCGGTGCCCTCTGTTATATTCTCATTACTAAGAGCGTCCTTAATAGCTTGGTCCGTTTCTGTTACCTCCTTCTTAAGCAGTTGGTAGGCCATTACGACCCCGGTTAAGGCAATAGCTAGCGGTCCCATTGCAGCGGTCAAAGATCCGAAGGCTAGCGTTAGCCCTCCTACCGCAGTAATAACCAAAGGCACTACAGCTATAAGGCCGGCAAGTACCACCTTATTATAAGCTTCCGCCTCAGTCATTGAGCGGATATACTGCGTAACCTTACCGAGCTGTTCCGTAAGCTTATTTAGTACATTCTTAAATATTTCGTTGTTAGCGATAGCTTCCCCTATCTCTATTTGCACCCCTTCGCTGGCACTCTGTAGCGTCTTAAAGGCGCCTACAGTATTATCCATCATTGTAGCGGCCATAGCAGAGGCTGCGCCGTCTGCTCCCTTGAGGCCTTCGGTAAGGGCTGGCAGCTGGTCTATTGTATCACTTAAAACCAAAAGAGCACTCTGTGCGGAGCGCCCTACTTCGTCTTTAGCGTCTGCTAGGTTAATACCTTCGCTAGCTAGTTTTTTTATGGTCCCTGCTACGTCTCCACCGGTAGCGCCTAACTGCGAAATAATACGGCGTAAAGAGGTCCCCGCTTGCGAGCCCTTAATACCAGCGTTTGCTAGTAGCTCAATCATTGCGGTAGTCTCCTCTACGCTAATACCTGCGGAGCTCGCTACTGGAGCTACATACTTCATAGCCTCGGCGAAGCTCTCCATATCTAGAGCACTCTCGCTAAAGCTTTGCGCCATTACATCGGTAAGGTGCCCCGTCTCGGTAGCATCCATACCAAAACCGCGCAGGGTTGCCCCGGCCACCTCAGCAGCTCGCGCTAGATCCGTGCCCGCAGCTTGTGCTAGGTACAGCGTACTTTCTGTTACTTGCGTAATCTCGTTAGCGCTAAAACCAAGTTTTGCAAACTCTGTCTGTAAGCTTGCTACCTCCGAAGCTGTAAAGGTAGTAGTAGCTCCTAGCCTCTTGGCCTCGCTCTCAAGCTTAGCGAATTGCTCAGCAGTAGCACCCGATACCGCCTTTACCTTGCTCATCTCAGCCTCGAAGCCTTGGAAGGTCTTAACGGACTGTACGCCGATAGCTGCTAAAGGCGCTGTAAAGGCTGCGCTAAAGGTCGTACCTATTCTTTTAGCTTGGCCGCCGAAGCGCTTAATACTAGCGCTAGCCGTCTTTAAACCGCGCTGTAATCCGGCTACGTTGGCGCCGATTGAAATAGTAGTACGTGCTAGGCTCTTTTTTGCCATCTTGCTAGAATTGCTTTAGCTTCTTGTTTATTAAGTGTAGGCTTTGTTTTTGTGTAGTCCCAAGGGAATTTATACAACTCCTTTGGTTTTAACCTTTTGCCTTTGGGAAGCTGTAGGTTTACTAGTGTTACCGTCTGCGTTCTCATTACCTCCCAAAGCTCGCGGCTCTGTTGCTCTTTGCTCTCGCTAAAGCCCGCTACTGCATTGTTAAGGCTTCGCGGTGTAATGTCTAAGTAATCGCTGTAAGTGTATCCTAAAATACCTAGAGCGATCTCTTCGCAGCGGTCAAAAGTAAGAGGGGCTTCGGGGCCTTGCGGGCCCCTAGCCCCCTCTACTTTTTTGCAGGTGTAAAGCTTTCGGTAAAGATTGCTAGCACTTCTTCTAATGCGTCCGGTGTTTCGTCTAGCCAGTCGGCTACATCTTCTAAAGTAGCGTTAAAGCTTGCGCCCTCTACTCTAGCCCCTTGTTTTAAGCCAGCTCTAACGAGCTCTAAAGCTTCGCTAAGTTTCAAGCTGTCGCCTATCTTATCCAAGTCCGCCAAGGTGTAGCCGGTAGCGTCTGTAAACTGCATTAAAGCGGCGAAGCCGAACTTAACCGGTCTTTCCTCGCCTCCTATATTAACTATCTTTACCATTTGCTTTAAGTGTTTGTGTTATTCTATAATTACGCTACAGTAGTGTAGGTAATAGCTCCCGTAAGCTCGAAAGTAGCCGAGTACGTTACGTTATCTTCCATACCACTAGAAACCTCTAGAGAAGTTACATAAGCTGACGCTTCCCAGTAGTGATCGCCGGATACCTCCGTAGAAAATTTAACCGTGAGCTGAGTGCGTCCGCTCCAGGCTGTCATAAGATCATCAACGCCGTAAGCTGCATCTTCAGCGTACAAAGCAGATACCGAAATAGTACCCGATTTAGTAGCCTCTAAGATGTCGCGCGTACCGCTAGAGTCTTTAGTAGTTGCATCTCTTGTATCCATTGATAAAGAGATAGAGCCCTCTGTAGCGTGAGCTATTAAAGTGCTGCCTACGTATACCCCTAGTAGGGTTCCGTTCATAATGCCAGTAGTTGCCATTTTAATCTAATTTATTTATTTGTTCTTCAATTATTGCAGGGGCTTCTACCCCAAATTCTACAGCCTTACCAGCTTCTATAAGCTCTCGGCCGTATTCGTTTACTACGCTTAAAGTTAGACCTTTCGCTAGCTTCTTACCGCTTGGAAGGGTTACTTTTTTAGTTAGTGTTATTTTCATCGCTTAACTCTTAAAATGTATTCGCTATTAGCTATGTAAGTCTCGCTGCCATCGTCGTACTCCGTGTCCAATTCTGTAAACTGGATAGAGTCTACTACTATACCCGATACTGTCCCGGTGTAACGATCTAAAGCCGTTCTTATCTTCTCGTTAAGGTCCGCAGTCTCTGCGTATGTCTCCGCTATAGCTAGTACCTCGTAGCGTACCTCGTCTAATGTGCTTACGCCGCTCTTAGTGTCGCTAGGGGTTATATCATTGATAAGATATACCACAAAAGGAAAAGCGGCGCCCTGCGCTGCTATCTGTGGGTAAACTCTAGTACCTACGATAGCGCTTACTGCGCTGTCGCTGGTTAAGATTGAGTAAATAGCTTTTCCTTCGTTCATATCTAAAAGCCTCGTTTTGCTATGGCTCTTTTTTGTCTCATACTAAGCTTGTAAAGCTTCTTTTCTAAAATACGCTGTACTTCCTTAAAAAGTAGAGCGTTAGCTTGTTGTAGCCCTCCGTTATAGCCTTTGTCTATAAAGCCTACGTTTCTCTTTTCGGATACTGACGCTCTAGCCTTACCTCTAGCTGTGCCAAAGTTTACCATAGCACCGTAGTACCCGTCTCCGGTTTTAGTGGCTTTCTTTCCAAATCTTGGACCTACATACCCTATAAGGCTCCGGCTGCCTTTGCTTTTTATGTATCCTATAGAACGGCGAAGGTTTCCGCTTTTATAGGTTACGCTTTTGTCTTTACCCCCTCGGCCTTTAATACTTTTACCTACCGCTTTACGAGTGCGGCCAGGGGTGATACTGGACCTTACACTTTTTACGAAAGGCTTAGCCGCTTTCTTTATACCTCGCTTAAAGTCTCTGTACTCGGTCTTATCAATATCACGTAGAAGCTCTAGCTTTTTTACGGCCTCTTCAAATCCTTCTACGTTCATTATTAGCCCGTCCTTCATCAGTCCCTTAGTACAGTTTCTATAATAAGGTAGCGCTCTCTACCTTCTAAGCTTACGCCTTCTATTTCGTAAGTATTGCCCTTCCAGCTTATTTTATTGGTAGCGTCTATATCGCTGCGGTAGCGAATAGTAAAGCGTACCTTATTTACGCTGGTTAGCTTCTCGGTATCTTCGCCCTCTTTAGGTATACCTCTATACTCCACTTTAGCCCATACCTGCGCTAAGTCGCTATACGTGCGTACATCTTGGCCGAAGCCGTCCGTACTTACGCTAGCTGTTCTTAAGGTTATCCTTCTATCTAGTTGGCCCGGATCAATCAAAGCGAAAAACTCTAAAAGGGTTAAGCAAGTACTCCGAAGCTGTAGGCAGGCGGTGTACGCTGTCTACTCTCTTCTCGTACATTTCGCCAATCATTAAGAGCATAGCCATTTTAATATTAGCCGGTACATCCGAGGCTTGCGTATAGCCGCAGGTGTAACGAATAATAACGGCGTTTACCGTGTCCTTAGTACCTAGCCATCCGTGGTCCGGCATAATACGCGCTGGCTCACTTACTAGGTCGCTTCTGTAATCTTCAGCTGGTACGGTCTGCTCGTCTCCGTTACCGTCTATATACTTAACGCTGGCTACCGTTTGGACCGGTCCCCTGCTTAAGTATACTATATTTCTATCGCCGTGGAAAGGGTCTACTCCCGTTTTATATACCGGGAAAAAGTCGTAGAACTCCTCTATAACGGTCGTTAAGAGAAACCTCCCTAAATAGCTTTCGGCCATTTGTGTAGAGGCATCAATAAGCACCCCGAGCAGGGTATCCTCTGCGTCGCTATCTACGCGCAGGTAGTCCTTAACCTCTTGTACGGTTAAAGCTTTTAGTGTTGCTGGGGTAATTACTGTATAGCTCATTACTTGGCTTTACGGGTTGTTCTCTTAGTGGTCTTATTGCTTACTGCTCGCTCAGCTTTCGCCTCTTTCTTCTCTTCTACTACTTCGCAGAAGTTAGCATTTAGAAACTCTTGAGCAGTAGCAGCGGGCAGCTCTACTACCTGGCCCGCCAGGTAGTAGAAGTCTGCGCCGCTTATATTTTGGTTAAATAAAACCTTCATATAACTACTGGTCTAAGCTTACGCTTGGATCAAGTGCTTGATAGCTGAAGCTTGTACTACGTTCCCGTCTACACGTCTGTAGGCGATGAAGCCCGTTGACAATGCGTCAGCGAATCTCTCAGTTAGACGTAGCAACTGTACGCCACCTGCTTCGTGTACGAAGTACTGCTTCATATCACCAAATACAATAGATTTGTTACCGGTAGCAATACCGTCCATATCTTCGTTTACATATACTGGCTTACCGAATAGCAAATCCGGAGCTCCTACTTCCATAGCTGGAATAAATACCGGGAAATCGTTAGAAGATCCGAAGCCAAGCTTACGAACTGCTGCCAAAGTAGCGCTGTTCATCATAAACGCAGCGCTAGGAGCGTTACGGTAAGAAGCATCTACAGAATACATCAAGTCCAAGATCTCAGCGATAGTTACAGCTGTTGCAGAAGCAGCAGTTTTACCTAGTGAAGATCCAGTTACGATACCTTGAGGCTTAGAGCTGTTATCTCCAGTTGTAAGGTGAGCGTTGATACCACGGTTCAAACGGTTAGCCAATTGGCCACCTACGAAGCTGCCCAAATCAAAAGCATTATCGCTCATAAGTTGGTTAGAAACCTTAACGATTTTAGAAGAGTAAGTATATGGCTCAAACTTCACGTTAGTAAAGGTCATATCGCTAACGCTCTCTGCTGTACCTTCTCCCAAGATAGCAGCTACTACGCTGGTATCGTTGTTTGCTGGTAAGTTGAAAGGCTGACCGTTAGAAGTACGGATAACAGTAGCTACTTTCTCGATGTCCGATTTAAAGAGCTCTGTAGCGCTTACGAAGTCGCTCCAGTTTTCCGGTACCAAGAAACCACCTAAGCCATCTGTAGAAGTAACTTGCGTATCAGTACCGCGTAGCTCCATCATTACAGAACGCTCCTCAGCTGTAAGGTTATCGATACCTTTACGAAGGTAAGCGTTAAACGCGTCGCGAGCTTCTACCTTTGCAGGTGTGTTAGCTTGGCGTACCTCAGCTTTAGCTGCCATTTCTTTCTTTAATTCTTCCGCGCGCTCGATACGTGCAGCAGCAGAGCGTAGCTCGTCTACTTCGTTAGAAATTGCGTCGAATTTTTGATTTTCCTCAGTTGAAAGGTTACGGCCTTCTGCTTGTGCAGCCGATACCATCCCTTGCATTTGCTCTACTAGAGCCGAGCGCTTTTCGCGCATTTGTTTAGCATTCATCTTTAGCTAGTTTAATTAATGCATTATAAATATTATAGTTCAATTCCTCGGCAGGAGTCTCTCTTGCTTCCTCCGCTGCGCTGTCGCCTTGAGGCTCTGCGCTGCGTAGTCCGCTAGAGGCTTGACTGTAGGCCGGGTAAACTACCGGGCTTACATCAAATAGAGAGCCTACCCTCTCTATATATCTTACGTGCTGGCCGTCTTCCATACGCCAGCTATCTTTTTCTACTGTAAAGCCAAAGCTAGACTGCGATAGGTCCCCTCTTTTGAAGAGCTCTAACATATCGTTACCGTAGCTTGTGTTAGGCATCTCGAAGCGGTAGTAAAGGCCTTTCTCGTCTTCCTTAAGCTCTAACGTGCCGCTAGCCGTGCGAGCTAGTAGGTAGTTACTATCGTGATTGTATAACGCTCTTACGTCGTTATCTAGCACCTCACTAAAAGCACCCGGTAGAATGATCTCACGGAAGCCGCCGAGGTCTTCACTCATACTATTAAATACGCTGGCGTATCCTTCTACCGTTCTACCTTCTACAGCTGCTTTAAGCTCGCCGTCGTAGGCTCTCTGCTCTACTACTTCGTTAAGGCTGCGTACCTCTGCGCCGGTAACTTTCGTTAAGGTGCTGAATAGGTGCGCTACTTTTAGCGGAGGTTTACGCTCTACAAAAGCTTCCTCTTCGTTATCGTATTCGTAAATACTAATAAGGGCCGCCGGGTCTTCGGCGGTGCCGTTCACCTTAAAGCCGCTATCGGCTTCTATTTGCCCGTCTTTAGTAATCTCTAATACTTTACCTTGGCTTCTGCCTCCGGAGCTGTCCCAGCTTACAAAATCCCCTACGCTTAGCTCGTCCGCTTCCGCGCGTACTTCCTCTTTATAGCCGGCCTCTTCCATTGGCTCAGCTTTTCCGTAGGTTATAATAATCTCTGTATCTGTCTCTTCTACGCTCTTAATGTGGCGCAGGTTCTTTTCTTCTTCCATACTCTCTAAGGTTCTTTTTGCCCAGCTGTGCATTTCATCACCACCCCAAGCGGCGTACATAATAGAGCCGCAAATTTGCTTACCGTCTTCATCTTTAAAGCTCCCTTTGTCGTAGGTCTTAGCTCTACTTAGGAAGCTGTAAATACGCGGCAGGCGTTGCTCTGTTACCGCTTCGCGGTTAGCTATAATACGAGCGGATTCCCAGCCTACCGGAGTACCGCAGTCGGTCCCCTCTTCCTCGCGGATAGCTAGCGCTCTTTTAGCGTTATCGGTTGCAGCTTGTGGGTAGTCGGTCCAGGGCATTAGTCGGCGTCTACGTTAGTATCGTCTTCTCCACTCTTAACCATATTTAAAGGCTGCAGGTAAATATCCCCACCCTCTACCGGGTTAAGGTTCTCTAAGTCTCTAATATCGTTAACCGATAGCCAGCCCCACTGCCTAGCTGTAGCGTAAGCTTCGTATCTAGCCTTTTGGTCTCCTCTCATTAGCCCCTCCATAGTGAAGTAAGCGTAAAGGTTAGGCTCGTCTTCTCTAAATAGCTTACGGTTTAGCTCTACCTCCATACGGCGAACGTAAGGCGTAATACAGTCCCTAACGAACTGTATAGCCTGCTGCTCTGTATTAGCTCTAGTGCTTGAATTTTCAAGGTCCGCTAAGTAGCTCGGCGGTATTCTAAAGATTCTAGCTATTTCGTTTACTTGGAATTTACGAGACTGTAAAAACTGGGCCGCTTCCGGATCTAGTCCTATCTTCTCGTACTTCATACCTTCCTCAAGTATAGCCGTTCCGTGCGCGTTGCTGTTTCCGCTGTTCGCTCTATTCCAGCTGTCTTTAAGGCGTTTTATTACTTCGGTATTCAATCGGCCAGGGGCAGTAATTACTCCGCCGGTATTGGCTCCGTTTGAATAGAAGCGAGCGCCGTACTCTTGCGCAGAAAGGCCGATAGCTACAGCCTCACGGGCTACAGCTAGCGGGCTCTTACCGGTTAAGCCGTTGAAGCTTAGCCCGACAAAGTGCAGCATCTCGTAATCTAGGTAAGTGTGCTTTTGATCGAATACGTAGACCTTCTCGCCGTCTATTACCTTTACCTCTACCTTATCCGGGTTTAAGGGGTAAAGGGCTACCGGCCGCCCTGCGGCGTTTAGCTCTATCTTAGCGTAGGCGTTACCGTGTAGGACCAAGTTAGAAGCCATAGCCTCACGAAAAGTAAAGCTAGAGCTTAAGCTGTTAGGGGTTTCTGCTAGTAACTTCTGTACTGGATGGCCAAGCGCTTTAACGCGGGTTTCCCCGTCTGCTTGGTATACGTTTAAAGGAATGGAGGCTATAGTTTCGCTAATGATCCTTACGGCTGCGTAAACAGCGCTAAAGGTTAGCGCGTTATCCTCGCTTACTTGTACTCCCGTTTTACTGGTACCTAAAAGCCCCGTAAGCCACGCAGCAGGATTGCTTAAGCTAGTGCTGGGGTTTTCCGGGGAGCTTCTAAATAGTCGGGAAAATATCCCGCTGTTGTTATTATCTGCCAAAGCTAAGAGTATCTACTTTAGGCAAATATACAAAAAAAAAGTATATACTTCTTGTTTCGTTACGTTTTTTATTGTATAGGTAAGCGCTGAACTATAAAACTATCGTTTTCGTAGTAGTTACAGTTGCCGTTAATGATCTTCGTAATAGTGCTATAGTTAAGCTCTAAGGCCTTACAAGCTTTTGTAAGTGTTCTGTATACTTCTTGCTTTTTGGAGCTCTTACGCTCTACTAAAATGATTCTCATACAAATAAAATAGTTTCTTCTTGTTCTGTGTCTTCCCCAGTAGCGCAGCCGGGGCAAATCTGTAGCGCTGTTATACTGCTGAGCTTCTCGGTATACGTGCCGCAGCTTTGGCAGTAGTACTCTACCTTACTGTACATAGCCGAAAATAACGTATTGCACAAAGCTAATACCTTTAAGCAAAAGGTAAAAGGCCGGCAGGGCTAAGCCCCCAAATAATAGCATTCTAGCGGTAGCTAGTAGCTCCTTCTCTTCTTGTTCTGTTCTTACTTTTTGTTCCATTGCTTTAAATAAAATTTTGCCTTTGCTAGGCTGTTAAACTTGCGGCTTCCGTAGAAGCTCGGCGTATTGGGTAGAGCTGTAAAGCTGCCGGGCTGGGTCTCTAGTATCTCGGCACCGGCGTATTGTATTACTCTCTTTATTTTCATAGGCTTATTAAAATAAACCTTCTTTTTGAAGCTTCTTAATTTTTGAAGTTGTCAAGGTGTAAACTATTTTAGCTTCTCCAGTCTCTTGGTCGAACATCTCAATATTCCACTTTGCCTTAGGGTAATCATTTACCCACTCTTGGCTATTCTTAATAATGTCGTGTAAGCAAAAAACTGCGTTTGTGTACTCTTGCTCTTCGAATCCGATAAAGCCGATGTGGTCGTTTTCTAGTCTAAATGCTTTCATCTTAGTAGTATTTGTTGTTGTTATTACTGGTGTAAAAATACAGCTATTTTCTTTCCCTGCAAATAAACGCTACTTTTTTTTCATTTTTATTTTTAGATGTACCAAGTAGCCTATTAAGTCAGCTATAGTATCCTCGGTATCTTCGTTAATACCTACGGCCTTAATCCTATTTAGCTTATCGTCTAGCCGGCCCAGTATACCGCTTACCGGGTCCTTACTAAATACGTTTAGGCCGTTCTGTAAGCTATCGCCGTAGGCTATATTTTTCTCTATAAACATATCCTTAAGCTCGTCCATTACTTGCGCTATCGTTTCCTCTGTAGTCATTCTATAAAATAATTAAATCCCTATCCTCATATATACTGCCGTCGTTATCGTCGCTCCTATGCTTCGTAAGCCATATACCTACCGCAATGGCCCAAGCTTGCGCAACATCGATTTTATCGGAGCTTTTACTTTTATCAAACTTTAAATTACCGGCAGGGTCCGTTTTAGCTTGCACATTACTAACGCACCACCTTAGCAGGTTGTTACCCGTGTGAGCTATCTGCTGGCTCCTTAGCCATATTTCTAACTGCTTTACCGCTGGGCTCATACTTGCGAAGCCTTGGCCGTAAGGCTCTACCGGTAGCTCTTCCTCTGCAAGCTCCGCTATTAAGCTGCTACTGTTCCATCTATCGTAAGCTATAGCCTTTATATTGAACATCTCCGCAGCTTCGTATATCGTCTCGCTTATATACTTGTAGTCCGTTACGTTGCCCGGCGTTACCGTTAGCTCTCCCTTACCTATAAACTTATTATAGTCGGCGCCAGTTTTCCCCTGGCGCCTATCTACTGCCGCCTCAGTTACCCAGCTATAGACTACCGTCTTAAAAGGCTCGCCTTCATAGATTGGCGGGAAGATCAACACAAAAGCCGTTAAATCCTCTGTACTCGCCAAATCGAGCCCGCCGTAGCAGTCCCTACCTTGAAGGTCCGCTAGCTCGTAATCCTCGGCGCAGCTCATAAAGTCCTCATCGCTAACCCAGCGCACCTCGCTAGTGGTCCATTGGTTAAGGTGCAAGCGCCTAAAGGTATTCTCGTAGGTTACCAGCGCCTTAGCCTTTTGCGCTTGAGCTTTTATGTAATCGTCCTTAATAGTTATACCGTAGCCGGGGTTAGCCTTGCGCCAGGTAGCAGGGTCTAGTATATCGTCGTCCGGCTCCGCCTCGTAGATGTGCGGGTAAAAGGTCGGATCTTCTATAATACCGTCCCTAACCTTTTTAGCGTAGTCGTACACCTCGTAGCAAATACTTTCTTTGTTACTTCCAGCTGTACTAATACTAAAAAAGAGCGGCTGCCTTCTCGCTCCGCTCGCCGTCTTCATTACATCGTAAAGCTCCCGGTTAGGCTGGCTATGCAGCTCATCAAATAGGACCGCGTGCGCGTTGTACCCGTGGGCCGTGTCAGCGTCAGCGCTTCGCGCTTGTATAAAGCTCCCATCTTTAGCTACTATACTGTTACGGTAGACCTTTACCTTATCCATAAGAAGCGGCGACTGTAGGACCATCTGCTTCTGAATCTCGTGAATCATTCCAGCCTGCCCACGATCCGCAGCACATACGATAATTTCAGCGCCGGGCTCGTTATCACTTACCAGCAAGTAAAGCCCTAGAGCTGCTAAGAAGTTAGTTTTACCGTTCTTACGTGGCCAAAAGAGAAAGGCCTCGCGCGTGATGCGTAGGCCGTCCTCGTTTACGTTGCCGAAAATATCGCTTATAACTTCCTTTTGGAAGGGCTCCAGTATAAACGGCTTACGCGCGAGCTCGCCTTTTGTGTGGGTTGTAATTTTCTCTATGAAGTTTATTACCCGCTTTGCTTTGTGTTCGTCGTACATTCTGTTACATTAAAATAGTTTTGTTTGCTTTAGTCTCTCTTTAGCTATCTCTACATACTCAGCGCTTAACTCGCTACCTATGTATTTACGGTTATTAACTAAAGCCATCTTCGCAGTTGTACCACTTCCCATAAAAGGGTCGTAAACTATATCACCTTCATTGCTCCAGCTTATTATATGGTCGTTTGCGAGTTGTTCGGGGAATGTTGCGGGATGTTTTTTGTAAATTGTTCCGTTTGAGTATTTCCATATATTAGTTAATGGTTTCTCATCTTTAACAAACTTTCCTTTTCTTTTTTCTTTTCTGTCGGCTCTTATGTCTCCGTTTTGCTTTCTTGCCGTTCCTGTTCCAGCATTAATGCCAGCCATCAAACAAGGCACTTTTAAATAGTTGCAAGTTTTCGGTTTTCCTTTGCTTAATACATACATAAATTCAAAACCTTGTATGTATCTGTTTTGTCTTGGGTCGTTAGGTATTGGGTTTTTCTTTTCCCATATCATTGTATCGTGTATATTAAAACCACAATCTTTGAAGTATAACGCTTGTTTAAAACTTGTACCGGTCTCGCTGCCCTTTATCGTAGCATCGCCTACTATCCAAACCACTACACCGCCAGGCTTTGTAACCCTGTAAAGCTCTTGGGCTATAGGCTCAAAATCGAAGATGTACCCGTTGTAAGTGCGGAGGTTGTCGTACGGCGGTGATGTTACTGTTAAGTCTATAGTGCCGTCTTGCATTCGCACCATAGTATTTAGGCAGTTCTCGTTATATATCTTATTTAACTCCATTAGCTTACATTTCTATAATGTCGTCTATATCTAGGGTGCGGCCTTCCGGGCGCTCTAGCTTGGACCTACTCGCAGGCGTTAGCCCAAATTCTATTAGCATCATTCTAATGCGGCGCCAAGCGTCCGCGCTTTGTTGCGCTGCCGGGTGCGCCTTTAAAACCTTGGCACCGTTAGAGCTAAAGGTTTCATATATACGGCCCTCCTTCTGAAGCTTGAGCTCGGCGCTGTACCATTCTTGGTACGCCATAGCTAAGAGCTCTAGGCTGGTATCATCTACAGCGCTTAGCAGGCCCATACTATGCAGGTGCCCTACGGCACGCTCGTACATCATCTTACCTTTAGCTTTTAAAAAGCTCGGCGTAGCTGTTACCGGTTTCCCTTTAACTATCTCTACCGGGTTCTCTGGTGCTCGGTCCTTTCGAGCCGTTCCTCTTTTTTTCTTCAGCTCTTGCGGTGCTGGTCTTCTTCCTCTTGGCATAAGTTTTATCTATTGCTTTCGTGTTTCTTATAGGTTTCCTAAATCTCAAACGAAATTTGACATCGTAAAAACGAGGC